CAATATCGTACAGGCAGTTTTTACTACCTGAAAATGGCGTTAAAATGGCGAAGTTTCTGTTTGCTAAACTTGTCAATAACGATTACCTTTACTGATGTAATGAGCTAAAAGTCAAACCATTAATTTCAGAATTATGAAAGAATTAGTAACCATTCAGCAAAAGCTGAAAGCCCCCAAACGGCAGTATAATACTTTCGGTAAATACAAGTACCGTAGTTGTGAGGACATTCTTGAATCAGTGAAACCTGTTCTTGCTGAAACAAAATGTACATTAACTCTAAGTGATGAGATGATCGCAGTAGGTAACAGGATCTACGTAAAAGCAACTGTTACTTTGACTAATGACAAAGGAGAAAAAGAAATAACTACTGCTTTTGCAAGAGAAGAGGAAACAAAGAAAGGAATGGATGGGAGCCAAATTACTGGAGCTTCATCTTCTTATGCAAGAAAGTACGCTCTTAACGGTCTGTTTTGTATTGATGATGCGAAAGACAGCGATTCAACCAATACTCATGAGAAGGAAGATACACAACAGCCTGCAAAAACACCTGCTAACACTGCTCCTGTATATACAGGTGCTCAATTAAAAAATGCTATTGCTGACATGCTTGCCGTCAAAAGCAGAGCTGAACTTGAAAAAGTATGGTATGGCAATCCGGCTATGCAAAATGATAAAGAGTTTGTAAACGCCTGTATGAATATGGGCAAAATTTACCCGGCACAATGATAGAGTTAGTTAAATCGAGTGTGGTTTTCTCGGAAGAGAACCACACATATTTTCTTGGTGAAAAGCAGCTAAAAGGTATTACCGGAATGATTAGCCGGCAGTTATTTCCCAATAAGTATAAGGATATTCCAGAATACATATTGAAAAGAGCCGCTGAAAAAGGTAGTCGTATTCATGGACAATGCCAGTTTGCTGATGTAACAGGATTGCCACCCGAGAGTATTGAAGCTATTAATTATATCAGGGAAAGAGTAAATGCCGGATATAAGGCTTTTGCCAATGAGTACACTGTTTCAGACAATGAATATTTTGCATCGAATATTGATTGTGTTTGGGAAAAGGACGAAAAAATCAGTCTTGGTGACATCAAGACCACTGCAAGCCTTGACCGTGAGTATTTGAGTTGGCAGCTATCAATCTATGCCTATTTGTTTGAACTTCAAAACCCACTTATCAAAGTTGATAAGCTGTTTGGAATTTGGTTACGAGGTGATAAATCTGAATTGGTTGAGATTGAGCGTAAACCCGATGCAGAGGTTAAGAGATTACTGGAATGTGAGATTAATGGTGAACACTTCTTACCTAATGCTCCTGTTCCCACTGATGGGAAACAGCTTATTCCTATGCAATTAGTAGATACTATTATTGATATAGAGGAACAGGCGAGTTATATCGCTGAAGTGCAGAAAGGTTACAAGGAACAACTTAAATCAGCCATGCGTGAGAATGGAGTCAAATCATGGGACGCTGGCCGATTGCGTGTTAGCTATACTCCCTCTTCAACGGGTAAGAGTTTTGATACAAAGAAATTTCAGGAAGATCACCCGGAATTATATTCTCAATATTTAAAAACGTCAACTAAAGCGGATAGTATTCGTGTAACTATAAGGGAGGAAGGAAAATGAGTGTCAATAAAGTAATTCTTATTGGGCGTGCCGGTAAAGATCCAGACGTGAGAACATTGGACGGTGGAGCAAAAGTAGCTTCTTTATCTTTTGCCACAACAGATAAGGCGTACACCTTACAAAATGGAACCCAGGTGCCGGAGCGTACAGAATGGCATAATCTTATTTTTTGGAATAAGACTGCTGAAATAGTTGAGAAGTATGTCCATAAAGGAGATAAGTTGTATATAGAAGGTAAGTTACGCACTCGTAATTATGACGATAGCAAAGGAGTTAAGCGCTACATAACTGAAGTCTTTGTTGATAGTATCGAGATGCTTACACCGAAGGTTCAGCAACAGGCTGCTCCTGTACCTCCACCATTACCAACGCAGCAGCCTACACAGAGACAACAACAGGTACAACAGCCTGCATATCAGCAACAGCAATTCCAACAGGCACCACCGCCTAATGATTTACCATTCTAAAATATGGCAGAAGCTATTCTAACAAAACAAAATGGGGTAGTCACAATGGATAAGTCGTTTGACTACCTCTGTTCCACGCTCAAAAATGGAACTTACACAGTAAGTATCAAGAGAAAGGTAGAACCGCGTACCCTGTCGCAGAACGCGCTCATGTGGCTGTGGTTTGCCTGCATTGAGAGGGAGACAGGCACGGATAAGTTAGATGTTCATGATTACTATTGCCGGAAGTTTCTTCCACGGCAAATATGTATGAATGGAAATATTGTTTCGGTTGTTGGAAGTACTTCTAAATTGAATACGATCCAAATGAAAACTTTCATGGATAAGGTTCAGGCTGATGCTGCCACCGAATTAGGAATCAATTTGCCATTGCCTGTTGACCAGTACTATAAAGATTTTATTAATGAATACCTGCATAGGTAAGTATTAACTAAAAGTTTAATTAAAATGGATTTGAATATTTCAAAAGCAAAATTGACCAAAAAGGGATGTCTTGAAGTGGTCTATGCAGACAAGGAGGGAAACGATATTGTTTTCAAGGGGATTAATCCTGTTCATCCGGATTTGAAGGATTCGCTAAACAAGCTCATACCCTACATTGTCGATATTACAGAACAGAAAGAATCCCAGTACATTAATTGGGAACGTCCAGAGTCATGTCTTGAAGATGAGTTCTTCAAAAAGTTCAATGTAACCGGCGTTAGCATTGGTGGTGACTCTTCTTTTGAGGTTTGTGTGTTGACAGGTAAGCGAACCCTTATGACGAGCAAAGTCCTTAATCTTTGTTCTCCTGGTATTGGATTCGATCCGGACAATGAATCGTATGTGCATTGTGAGGAGTTTTGTGATGCTGTTTACAATTTCTTGTATGAAGCAGAACTCTATGTTACAGAGAATAAATGTTCAGAGATTCAAAAGGAGTTCGAGTTTAAAGATGGTGATGACCCATTTGGGAAAACAGATGAAGCTGCTGATGCATTAAATGAGGATGGTGATGATAATGATATACTCTCAACTGTTGAACATCAAGAATTAGTATTAGAACCTGCTTCATGAAACCAATCTATGTGACTAAGACGCCCAATCTGTATCGGATTCAGTTCGAGTATCACCCAAAGCTGGTCGAGGTCATAAAGATGATACCAAGTAAGCCACGCTATGACGGGACAGACCGGGCGTGGCTTGTTAGTATCAATGATGCGCGTTATCCTGCTGGACGTGACGCCAATTGGTATGTGAGAGCTTTTTCGCAATGGGCTGTTCAGATGCGTTATTGTTCTACTGTCAAGGAACGTGAGGTTACTGAAGATATTAATTATGATATTCCTCCGATGAAACCTTTTGTCGGTGAACACTATATGTTACTTCAACCTTACGAGTATCAACTTGAGGGAGTACAGTATGCAATAGAGCACAAACGCTGTTTTTTCGGTGACCAGCCCGGGTTAGGTAAAACATTGCAAGCTATATGTGCAGTTGTTAAGGCACATAAAGAAGCACCCATTTACGGTGAATCTTTTCCAGTACTTGTAATTTGCCCTGCTGCATTGAAAGTCAACTGGCAACGTGAATTCAAGAAATTCGCAGGGATTAACGCCATTATACTTGATGACAGAAACCGGCAGTCCTGGCAGTCCTTTTATGAATGTAAGAGGTCGGATGGTAGTCCTCTTTGTGAAGTATTCATTACTAATTACGAGTCATTGAACAAGTTCTTTGTGAGGTCTGTAAATAAGGAATCCAAGTTCACAATGAAGAGTATTGCTTTCGATCAGCGTGTTTCTTTGTTCAGGTCTGTTATCATTGACGAATCTCATAAATGCAAATCAAGTAAGACACAGCAAGGAAAGTTTGTAGAAGGCATCTGCAAAGGAAAACGTTATGTATTCGCATTGACCGGTACTCCTGTAGTCAACAATAATACAGACTTGATACAACAGTTGAAAATATTAGGTCGATTAGAGGACTTTGGAGGTTATAGCCGGTATGTTGAAAGGTATTGTGATGGTCCCAAACAGGCATCCAACGTTAAAGAGCTAAATTGGCGACTATGGAATACTTGCTTTTTTCGTCGTGAGAAGTCAAAGGTGCTTACACAACTTCCGGACAAGACCCGTCAATACTTGACAGTTGATATCACTACCACCAAAGAGTATAAGGCTGCCGAAGCTGATATGGTAAAATACTTGAAGAAGTACAAGAATGCTTCGGACGAACAAGTGCAGAAATCAATGAATGGTGCCGTCATGGTGCAGATGCAGCTTTTAAAACAGATATCCGCCAGAGGTAAAATCAAGGCTGTTTGTGAATTTGTCCATGATGTTATCGACGGTGGTGAGAAGCTGATACTTTTCGGTTACTTGAAAGAAGTTGTAGCAGAACTGAAAAAGGAATTTCCTAAAGCTGTAACTGTAACAGGTTCCGATAATGTCAACCAAAAGCAATATGCCGTTGACTCTTTCCAAAATAATCCGGATTGTAAACTGATTATTCTGAACTTCAAATCGGGCGGTACCGGGCTTACTTTGACGGCTGCCAGTCGAGTAGCATTTATTGAATTCCCATGGACGTTCAGTGATTGCGAACAGGCAGAAGATCGGGCGCACCGTAACGGTCAGAAGAACAACGTTAACTGCTATTACTTCTTAGGTAAGGATACTATCGACAAGTATATGTATGATGTGATTCAAACAAAGAAGAACATTGCCAACGGTGTTACCGGTACGGACGATCAAGTAGAAGAGAATATGGTGAATCTTGCAATGGACTTGTTTAGGGATAAATTATGAAGCTGTTTAGATTAGTTATAAATGGGCAGAAAACTCATATTCAGGAATACAAGAAAGAAATGTTGTTCGGTCCTGAATGGGAAACCTTAATATCCTTTGTCGGTTGCAGGAACAGGTGTAAACAAATCGTTGACCTTCTAAATGAATGTGCTACGATTTCAAAAAACAAGCAGAAAAATGACTGAAGAAGATATTCGTAAATTGGAGGTGAAATATTCTGAAACTAAGATACAACACATTTGTGTAACTTGGTTCAGAGAAACGTTTCCCAATGTAGGCCCTTTACTCTTTGCTATACCAAACGGCGGCGTCAGAACAAAGAAAAGCGGTGCTATGCGCAAATATGAAGGTGCCATCGCTGGTGTTGCTGACTTGATTCTGCTTTTTCCTCGCGGTGGTAAGAGCAGTCTTTGCATAGAGATGAAAACTCCACATGTAAAAGGTAAACGTGCTGGAACGCAGTCTGATGAGCAAAAAGAGTGGCAGGCATTGGTAGAGAAATATGGTAGTGTATATGTCGTTTGTCATGGGTTGATTGAGTTCATTAATAGCATTTGCTATTATCTGAAAGCTGATCCTCAGCCTTATATAAACAATGTCTTACGGAATTATTATAAATTGATATGACTTATATTGAACTTATCAATAGGTTTTGGGAACTTGACGAAAGCTGGCAATTTTCCTGCTGTGAAACGAGGCTTTATTTTTACTTGCTAAAAATTGCGAATCGTTTAGGCTGGGAGGATAACTGGACACGTAGTGATACAAAGGTGTCATCTGACGTGGGAGTGTCTGTAAAAGTATTCAAGTCCGCCCGAAATAGATTAGTTCAAGCAGGTCTTATTGAATGTAAACAAGGCAATGGAAGAGGCAATAAATCAACGTATTCTATCAAAGGTGTACAAAAAGGTATGCAAAATATACCACCTTTACGGCATCCTTTAGGGATACCTTTAGGGTACCCTTTAGGTACACCTTTTCAAGAAAGTTCCCCCATACCCCCTAAAGAAGAATATAAGACAGAGACAAAGACAAAGAAAGAACCCCCTAAAGGGGGTAAGAAAGAAAGTAGCTCTGGCGAGCTTTTCCCATCCTCTAAACCGGAGAAACCTAAAAGAGTCGCAAAAGAATTTATTGCTCCTACGCTTGATGAGGTTATTCAACACTTCATCAAGCAAAATGCTCCGGAACGGTTAGATGATTGGCAAGAGCAAGCAGAAATATTCTTCAATCACTTTGACTCGATAGGGTGGAAGAATGCCAATGGAGTGAAAATAGAGCGGTGGGATTCCAAAGCAAACCTTTGGATACTGGATCGTATTCGTGAAAATCGAAAAAATGAATTAGACCATGACGGAAGAGGAAAAGAATTTATCAAGCAAACTTCAAAATTTGATGGAGAAGGAAGCCGGAAAGCGCAAGCTGACGCTCCAACAGATAGAGAATCTGATACAAAGGCACAAGGAAAGTATTCAGGACGTTTCTGAATATGACTTAACTGACACGCAAGAGTATTACAGCCATTGGAATTTAATATCTAACCTTGGTACAGATTATACAGAACGGGAGTTTAGAAAATTTGATATTGATGAAAACAACTCTAAACTAATTCAGTTTCTTCTGTACTACTTCAACGGATGCCGGTATGCTCAAAATGTGTTTCCGGAAGAGAATTACAAAGTTCATAAGAATCTTTTGCTCGTTGGTGAACCAGGTACCGGGAAAACAATGTTGATGCAGATTTTTGCAGATTATTTGAAACTCACTTGTAACCCCAATGCTTTTGAAAACTTGTCTGTTACTCAAATGATGAATTATTATAAAATTCACGGGCATATTGACTTGTACACTTACAATGAGAATCAATCTAAAGGGTTTAAACCAAATCCCTTTAATATCTGCTTGAATGATATCGGTCTGGAAACGGAAAATCAAAAATCGTATGGTACCAGCCTCGATTCGGTTATTGATGAATTTCTTTATGCCCGGTATGAGATTTTTCAACAATACGGCAAGAAGTATCATATAACATCGAATCTTGGCATAGCCGAATTTAAGAAACGTTTCGGGCCAAGATTAGTGGATCGCTTTAAAACGTTTAATGTTCTCCCTCTATGTGGTGAGAGCCGTAGAATATAGCTACTATGAAAGTTGTAATTTACTGGGTTACTAAAGATCCGGATAAAATTGTTCGTATCAGAGAGCGTTTCGGCATTGGAACTTATCGAAGTGTGAACGGTGAAACTCCTGCTGAAATACGAGAAGAAGATATGGAACTTCTTCGGGAAACTGAAAGAAGAGGATTTATTCAAATACGTAATAAACCTCAATAAAAATGGCGTTAAAATGGCGAAGTTTCTGTTTGCTAAACTTGTCATTTTATGATAACTTTACTGATGTAATAAACTAAAAGTCAAACCAATATAATTAAATTATGGAAGTACAAAACATTAGAATTGACCTTATCAGTCCTTCTCCTTTGAATCCGAGAAAGACGTTTGATGAAGCAGCTCTTCAAGAGCTTGCAAGCAACATTGAAAAGCAAGGTTTATTGCAACCTATCACTGTCAGAGTTGCTAAATCCGAGGAGATGACTAACCTAGAAACCGGAGATGTTACCCCACTACCTTACACATACGAAATTGTTTGCGGTGAGCGTCGTTTCCGGGCTGTGTCACTTTTGAAAGCAAAGGAAGATGAAGCGAATGTTGCAAAAATCAAAGCCCATCGAAAAAAGTCGGAAAAATTTCAGACAATATCCTGCATTGTCAGAGAAATGACAGATGATGAGGCTTTTGAAGCGATGATTACCGAGAATCTTCAAAGAAAAGATGTTGATCCCATCGAAGAAGCTTTTGCCTTTGCGCAGTTGGCTGAAAAAGGACGAACTTTGGAAGATATCGCTCTTAAAATAGGAAAGTCTACCCGGTTTGTTTTTGACCGTATTAAATTGAATTCTCTTATTCCTGAACTAAAAGAGCGGGTAAGAAATGGAGATATACCATTGTCCGGTGCTATGATTCTTTCTAAATTGGATGAAGATACTCAAAAAGAGTTTCATGAGGAGGAGGAAGAACAATGTACTACTGCTATGATTCGAGAATTTGTGAGTAATTCTTTCATGGAGCTTGGTAACGCACCTTGGATTAAAGATGATTCCGATAATTGGGAAAATACCGATATTAAATCATGTTCTCAATGTGAGAATAATACGTGTAATCATGGTTGTTTGTTCTATGAAATGAATAGTAAGGATGCTAGATGTATCAATGCTGCTTGCTATGAGAAAAAACAGATTGCTTATGTGACGCGGAAAATTCAACTAGAATATGAACATCTTGTTAAAGTTGGCGAACCTCTTTCATTTGGAAAAACAGTAATTATCGCTAGACGTCCCGATACATATTGGGGAGAAGATAGAAAGGTTTTCTATGAAAAAACTTTGGAAGCTGTTAAACAACTTGGATTTGAAATAGTTGATCCTGATGAAATCTTTAGATGTAAGTGCTGGTATTCAGAAGATGATGAACGCACTTTGAAAATGCTTGAAGATGGAGAAGTTTATCGTTGTCTTTCATTTTTTGGACATTATTCTCCCGAATTTAACGTTAGTTTCTATTATGTTAGAAAAGAAACGGCTTCCTCTACTTCCGCCGTTGCCGATCTAAAAGAGATAGAAAGGGAAAAAATAAACGCCCAATTAAAAAGAGCGAAGGATATAGTCAAGGAGAAGTCTGCTGAAGAAATGCGCAAGTGGGCGCAAGAGAAAACATATTATCAGAGAACAAAAGAATTCTCTGAAAATGAACAACTTGTTTTTGATGTGCTGGTTCTTAGCGGTTGTAGCAGTACTTATCTTGAAAAACTGAATTTAAAAAAATGGAATGGTGAGAGTGATTTTGTAAATTATGTCAAGAACAACCAAGCTGACCGACACCAATGGTATAGAGCCTTTATTGCTGAATGCTTATCATCGAATAATGTGAATTTCTACTCCTATTTGCAAAAGTGTCAGAAAATCCTTTTTGCAGAACAATATCCGGATGATTTCAAAGCGCTCTCTAAGAAACTTGCGGATTCATATGATAAGAAAGAAAAGAAGCTCAAAGAAAGACTGAAAGAGCTAAATAACGATAATATAGAGGAAGCCTAACGGTTTCCTCTCTTTCTTGATATGCTTATGAGAACTTGGACTAATGAGCAACTCGCTATACTTGATAGCGAGTATCCAACTGCTAATTTAAAAGAGCTTGCTGGTCGCCTGGACAAAACACCTGAGGCTGTGAAGGCAAAAGCCTTAATACGTAAATTAAAACGTTCGCCAGACGTGAGGGTTTGGAGTCCGGTTAAAAGACAAAAGCTAATAGCTCTTTATCCCGATCATACCAATCTTGAAATAGCTTCGATGCTTGGTTCAACTGAAAGTGCGGTTGCTGGTATGGCTTTCAAACTAAAATTGAGAAAATCTGCAAAGTTCTTATTTGAACATTCCTCAAAGGGTTTCTTCCCCAAAGGGCACCAACCAATGAATAAAGGACGCAAGCAAACGGAATACATGTCTGATGCTCAAATTGAAAAAACGAAAGCTACACGTTTCAAAAAGGGATGTATCCCAAAGAACCATAAAGAAGTTGGATATGAACGTATAACCCGTGATGGTTACATTGAAGTGAAAACTGCTGAACCGAATGTCTTTGAGCTTAAACACCGGCTTGTATGGATTGAGCATAATGGTGAAATACCTCCTGGGTACAATATTCAGTTCAAAGATGGAAATAAGCAGAATATTTGTATAGATAACTTATACATGATTAGTCGTTCTGAACAAATGAAAACCCAAAATTCAATGTATGCCCGGTACCCGGAAGATGTTCAGTATCTCATCAAGCTAAAAGGAGCTTTGAGTAGACAGATTAATAAAGCAACAAAAAATGAATCATGATTGATGGAGCAATAGATAGATTGAAAGAAATGGTTAATAAACCGTTCCTTTATCAGAATGAAGAAGTAGTAATTCTCAATTACTGTGACGGTACCGGTGATGATGGTACCGAAGTTGAGATATACTTGAATAATGGCAAAGTGTTAGTGTTTAGTATGTTTGATTTGGCTTCCAAGTTGAACCGTTTCCGACCAATAACAAATACAGTTGTCGTGTTGGCAAATGAACGGTTGAATAAGGTGTCTACAGTGAACCCTACCATTTTACAAGATTTGAGAAATTTGGTTCTTCAACAAATAAAGGATGTGAAAGAAGATCCTAGTAAAGTGAGCCAAGCAAAACAAGTTTTCCAAGGGGTTAATACCGTAATCAATCTTGCTAAGACAGAATTAGAGTACAGGAAATATTTAGATACAACAGACCCCTCAAAATAAATAATAGTATGCTGATAGATAAAGAATATGTTCATTGGTTTCGCATCAGAGACCAACCTAATAGAATCGTGTGAGATTATTCATAGTCTAACAATTTAACCCGATCGATATGATAACATTGAATAGGTTTGCCCAGAGATGCTTGAATATCATGAGGAAGCGCTTTAAGATGAATGAGCATAGCTCAAGAAAAGCGTTTAGCATAAGAATTGAAGCCGTTTGGAGAAAATTCGATATTGCTTCTAAATATAGGAGTGATAATCTTCCTAAATATTCGGAAGATGAAGAATTGGCAGCCGAGATGATAATTTACCTTGTTGCCTATTTAAAAAGATTTGGTTGTGAGGACATTGAACAGCTTATCAAAGATAAGATAGAGTTCGATGATAGAAAAAATGATTAGGTGTTGTTACTGACTGTTTGTGTTGTTGATTTTGTGTTGTTGATTTTAATATAGTTAGTTATGACAGAGATTATTCAAGTCTGCCTACTTGATTTTAATAAGGGGCAGCTCACGGGATTGCCGAAAAATCCACGTTTTTTTCGTGATTACCGCTTTGAAGCGATGAAGAAAAGCATTCAGGATTCGCCAGAGATGCTTGAGCTTCGAGAACTTATAGTTTTTCCCTACAATGATGGCAGATATATTGTTGTTTGTGGTAATTTACGTTTGCGGGCTTGCAAGGAGTTAGGTTATAAAGAGTTGCCTTGTAAAATTCTGGCACCTGATACCCCCGTTAAGAAGTTGAGGGAATATGCCACTAAAGATAATGTCAATTTTGGTGAGAATGATTTGGACGTTATGGAAAACGAGTGGAATAAGGCGGAACTCCAAGACTGGGGCATCGAATTTGCCCCGGAGAGGAAAGAGGATGAATTTAAAGAGCGCTTCGATGCCATCACGGATGATACAGCCATTTATCCTCTCATTCCAAAGTATGACGAAAAACATGAGTTGTTTATCATCACCTCAAGTAATGAGGTAGATAGCAACTGGCTTCGTGAAAGGCTGGACATGCAGCACATGAAGTCGTACAAGACCGGGAAAATAAGTAAATCCAATGTAATTGATATAAAAGACGTTCGCCATGCCCTGCAAGATAGTAATACCAAGTCATAAACGCCATGACCGGGTGTTCGCTAAAAAGTTGGTGAACGATCCTATCATTTGCGTTGCTGAAAGTCAAGCTGACTTATATCAGCAATTTAACCCGGAATGTGAAATTGTTACTCATCCTGACGACGTTATGGGCCTCATCCCGAAACGTAATTGGATGGCAAAGCATTTTGGAGAACTTTTCATGCTTGATGATGATGTCCATGCCTGCAAACCTATTTATGTGGAAAAAGGAGAACCTAGCCGGATAAAGGATAAAGATAAGATAACCAATATCATTCAGTCATTATTTGAGATGGCCAGTATGATGGATGTACATCTGTTTGGCTTCACCGCTCGGATATCGCCGGTAATGTATGATGAATCCGCTTTTCTTTCTCTTTCGAAAATGATAACCGGTTGCAGTTATGGAGTAATCTATAACAAAAACACTTGGTGGAATGAGGAAATACGTTTGAAGGAAGATTTTTGGATTTCTTGTTACATGAAGTACAAAGAACGTAAAGTTTTAACCGATTTGCGGTATAATTTTGAGCAAAAGAACACTTTTGTAAACGCTGGTGGGCTTGCTTCTATAAGGAATCAGGAAGAGGAACGTAAATCTATCCTCTTTATCAAAAAGAATTTTGGTGATAGTATTTTGCTAAAGAGTGCAACCACTAATGGGAAAGACAAAACAAAGCAGCTCGTTCAATATAATATATCATGCAAATTCAAATTCTAATAGTCTGTAAAAAAGGCGTTTAAATGGCGTCCATTCTGTTTGTCATATTCGCCTTTTTTAGCTAATTTTACTGATGTAATAAACTAAAAGTCAAACCATTAAATTAGAATTATGATTATAAGAACAGTTTGCGGATATGATTTCTTTGAGGTGAGTTCTGCAATGCAGAAAGCCATTAGGCGAGCCGACACCGGGGTAGCCGGCTTTTTTGCATTGGAACTTTGGGCGAGTGGGTACCGCGACTATGTGTGGAAGCGTCTGTTTACCATTAGTGCTGAAGATTGCTATGGAATCATTACTAAAGAGATAGAAGCATTGTGGCAGGGGCATGAGCTGGTAAACAAGACTGCTACTGAACCCAAAGGGAGGATATTTGTGAGTAAAGCTGTTATTCTCCTTTGTGAATGTAGAAAGAATCGTGATGCGGATCATTTGCAAAACTTCATCTATGATAGAAAGGATATTGATATAGAAAAGTGGATAAATGATGTCAGGCGTTACCCTATTCCTATCCCAGATTACACTTTCGATGTACATACACGAAAGGGTAAAAAACATGGGAGAACCAAAGAAGAATTCTTTCAGGAAGAATACAAGGCGTTACAACCTCGTGTTCCTGGTTTATTCGATGATTTGGTTCAACCCAGTCAACCAAAGTTATTTAATGATGAAACCACGGCTAAGTAGCTGTGGTTTCTCATATTTCATATAAGTCAAACCAATTTAATTAAAAAAATGAACACGTATTACAAATTTGCGCCAAATGTATTTTTGGCAAAGTGTGATGAGAAGCACGAAAAAGGTGAAACTATTGAAGTTACCACCAAGTATGGTAAGGAGAACGAAAGTATAGTATTTAACCTAATCTTCGAAAAAGATGGGTTTTACTATTATTCCATCGTTAGAGCTGACGGCTTTAATGTTCAAGAATGGGCTAAGCAAAGAGCGGAACGCAGGCATGAATGGGCGTCATCGGCTGTACAAAAAAGTAATGAGTATTTTCAGAAATCAAATAAGCATCGTGATTTCCTTTCTTTGGGTGAGCCTATCAAAGTTGGACACCATAGCGAACGAGGACATCGCAAAATGATAGATGATGCCTGGAATAACATGGGGAAAAGCGTTGAGCTTAGTGATAAGGCTGCCGAACATGAAAGAGTTGCGAAGTATTGGGAAAAAAGGGCTAATACGATAAACTTGTCCATGCCGGAAAGTATAGATTTCTACGAACATAAGTTGGAACAAGCAAAAGAATATCATGAAGGATTGAAGTCCGGCAAATATCCACGTAGCCACTCTTACACTCTCACTTATGCAAAAAAAGAAGTGAATGAGTTGCAAAAGAAATACGAACTTGCAATAAAACTGTGGGGCGATGTTTACTAATCTGTAGTATCTCAAATAATTTACTATGAGAGAATTATCTAAAGAAATCTCATTACAAAGGGTAATGAGGGCTTCAGGTCGTGTACCTGTACAATGCTCATGCAGTGTTTGTAAACAACAATGTCATACGCCATGTTTAGGTACTCCTGATGATATTGAACGAATTATTGATGCAGGTTATGCCGACAGGTTAGCGCTGACGAACTGGGCTGCTGGTATATTCTTAGGGGTTATTAATATTGCTATTCCGATGATTCAGCCCGTTGCTGGTAAGGAGTATTGTGCTTTTTTCGAGAATGGACTGTGTATCTTACATGATAAGGGTTTGAAGCCCACTGAAGGACGTTTGTCTCATCACACTGTCAGGAAGGATAACTTCAATCCTACTATGAGTATTGCTTGGAACGTTGCAAAAGAATGGCTGATGCCGGAGAATGAGGATGTACTTTCTCGTGTAGTAAATAAATTCTTGAATGCAAGGAAGCCATGAATGTGTGTCAATCAATACCTCGTAGAGATTGTAAGGTGTTTGCTAAATGTGGAGCAAAATCCTTATCACATTGCCGGCGGCACCGCGAAACTGATGAGAAGTGTAAAAGTTGTACTCTAATTCATCGTAAGCCGCGTAATCGGATTATAGATGATTCAGGACGTGAAATGAAAAGATGTACCCATTGCGGAAATTACTTCTACTTGAACCGGTTCTACAATCGTATAGTGGTGAGAAAAGGTAAGGAATATCATTTGTTGACTTCCTGGTGCCGTATGTGTATGTCACAGATTAATAATCAGAGGGCAAAGAAGAAAAAGTGATTTGTCTATTAAATTTTTTGTATGAAATATTATGCTTCAGTCAGCTTTGGAAAGGATTCCTTGGCAATGCTTTTCATGCTAATAGAAAAAGGATATCAGTTGGATGAAGTCGTTTTCTATGATACAGGTATGGAATTTCAGGCAATCTATAACACTCGTGATGCTGTTCTTCCAATTCTTAAAAAACTTGGCATTAAATATACCGAACTGCATCCGGAGCAACCTTTTCTTTGGACAATGTTTGAAAGGCCGGTTAAGAAAAGAGGGACCAATATTATTCATAAAAAGGGATATAGTTGGTGTGGGGGAACATGCCGGTGGGGAACGAGTGAAAAACTTCGTGCATTGAAAGCTCACACAAAAGACGGAATTGATTATGTCGGTATTGCTGCCGATGAGACCCATCGCTTTGAAAAGGAAAATCGACCTAATCGGGTTTTACCACTTCGTGATTGGGGTATTACTGAAGCAGATGCACTCCAGTATTGTTACACAAAAGGTTTTGTTTGGCATGAGGATGGAGTAAGGCTATATGAGCTACTTGATCGTGTGAGTTGCTGGTGTTGTGGAAATAAGAACTTGAAGGAGTTGAAGAATATGTATTTGTATCTTCCATGGTATTGGAAAAAGTTGAAAGAACTTCAGTTAAATACTGATAGACCTTATCGGCGTAATAGTGGAGAAACCATTTTTGATTTAGAGGAAAGATTTAAACGTGAAATGCAATAGAAAGAGTTATTATGATTCCCATATGTGTAAATGGAAAAGATTATTATAATCGAGAAGAAGCACTTGCTGCCTGGTTCGAGGAATGGTTAATGAAACAAGACTTTGAGCAAGACCTTATTGACCGGGAGAAAGAGCTTGAATATCGAAGAACCCATCCAGATTGGGATATTCCCTACGTAATGTATGGAGTTCGTAAAAAACACAAGTCTATTAAGAAGAATGAAATAGCTGTGTTTTATGACTTGTTACCGAGACAAAAGCGTGCTCGTACTGCTGAAACACATTGGTATAAAGTATTGTACAAGAGAAAGGCCACTCCTGAAGAAGTTGAGTCACTCAAGGCTGGGGAATATACCCGTAGATATTTGGTGTATTCCCTGTTTATTGAGAAGAAAATGACTCTTGACAAGGCTTTATCTCTTATAGTTGCCTATGATAAATTATTAGGAATTGCTGATAATACCATCTCTGAAATTGTAACAGCCTTTGAGACTTTCTTTAACCGTAAATTTAGAATTTATAAACCCGAGTTTACAACTCAACTTAATTTATTTACAGATTAATATGAAAACAACAATTATTTCATGTGTGATTTTGTTTGTGTTCCTGCTATATGTAGGACACTTTTCTATAACAATCAAGCCGTTCACAGTCCAACTTCCATACTGGCATCGTTCGCTCGGACTGTTTTTGTTGATCCTCTCTTTTATAGTGTATAATGCCGGTGAACATGCAAAAGGCTATCTTGATGGTTTAAAAGAGGGTGAGAGGATAATATTTGATTTGTTGAAGAAAAAGACCGAGTAAAATGGCGTTAAAATGGCGAAGTTTCTGTTTGCTAAACTTGTCAATAACGATTACCTTTATAGATGTAAAGCATTAAAAGTCAATCAATATGAAGAGGAATGAAAAAATAGAAAAATTAGAAAGACTAGGTATTTTCAATCAATGGAAATATAATACAGAAAGAGCAAATGAGACATTTAATATTGAGTGTCCTGACTTCTCAATGACAAATGAAGAACGGATGAACAATTTGTTAGATGTTGATTGCTGCTTTCATCGGTTTCTAGCTATTTCATTCCCTTTTTATAATACTCCTGAAGGTGCTGTTTTTTGGGAGAATATTGCAAAAAAATAATCGAACTTAATTGAATTGAAATTATGAGTAAAAAAGATTTAATAGAGCAGAACATCACAAGAGTTCAAGAATATGTGAGGGAACTTATTGAAGATGCAAAGTGGAATAATGGTGTTTCGGAAACTCTTGAATCTACTTCAATAATTGTAGGTAATAGTGATGATATCTATGATTTTGCAATTTTATTTGCTTCTAATAGTGAATGTGTTTATTGTGAATTCATAAATGGTAAAATAGAGTACATTGATTGTGAACTAGATTGTGAAATATGCCAATTTGAAGGAAGACTAATTTTTCAATATATAAACGGAAGTTTTCATAATCCTACTAGTCAAATTATCGAACTGTCAAAATTGCTGATGAAAGGCGAATTAAAAGACACAAAAAGTATCTTTTGTTCTATGGTACTTCGATTAATGGATACTGAAGAATACAGTAACAATTATTGCAAATCTCTGGACTTAGTTCTGAGACTGTTTCCTGAAATAGATGGAGAATTGTTAGAAAAGGAATTGGATAAATATATTTAAGCAATACAAAAAGGAATCATTATGAAAGAATATGTTTTAACTAAAATACGTGATACTTTGTACGGTAAGATACCCAATGAAGAAATTTCGACAGTAATTGATTCGGTATCTTTCTGCCTAAGGAATTATGATATAATGGCAAAGGAAACGTCCGTTGTAGTATATGATAATTCCGATTCTCAAATTATCAGTAAATTCTTCATAGCCAAAGCCGTGGAAGGATTATGCCAAAGTTCATTAGACTATTATCGTGTCATTTTAAGAGCGTTTATCTTACATGTAGGAAAACATATCAAGGAAATCGTTACCGATGATGTCCGTGTCTATTTAGCCTATAAGAAGATTAATAAATGTAGTGATAATACTCTTAACAACATTCGAAGAACTTTGAGCAGCTTCTTTACTTGGTGCACAGAAGAAGGTGTACTTGATAGGAATCCAATGCTTAGAATCAAGGGAGTGCGACAAGTAAAGAAATTGAAGAAGCCATTAAGTGAGGATGATATGGAGAGATTAAGGTCTTTGGCAAGGACAAAAAGGAATAAGGCTATAATCGAATTCTTGTTTTCCACCGGCTGTCGCGTATCCGAAATGGTAAATGTGAATCTAGGTGATGTAGATTGGCAAAATGGGCAGATTGATGTACTTGGAAAAGGGCGTAAGTACCGAACTGTTTACTTGTCTGCTCGCTGTAAAATAGCTCTTCAGGAATATGTTGATTCAAGAACAGATGATTTAGAAGCCCTATTTTTATCTGATTATGAGGGAATGTGCCAGCAGATAAAAGATATGAATAAACTATCCCGGATATCCAAGGGAGCAGTTGAAATCATGCTAAGGAATCTAGGGAAAAAGGCGGGTATATCCAATGTACATCCACATAGACTTAGGAGAACAGCGGCAACTACAGCCCTAAAACGAGGAATGCCAATAGAACAGGTACAGAAGATGCTAGGTCATGAAAGCATTGAGACAACTACTATTTATGCACAATCAACCAATGACGAAGTTAAATTAGCCCATGAAAAATATATTATCTGATATAAACAGAATGCTTGGAATAACTGATAGTTATCAGGCTCCTGAAAAGATTATGAATATTCTAACAGGAGATGAAAAAGAGTGCATAAGAGTATTTAAGGAGTTTCTAAACTATTTCAAATGTGACATTAGCTACGACTGGTTTCATGAATACTTTGAAGATGAACATGCTGATAGGAAGAATAACAAGCAGGATTTTACTCCTAAATGTCTTTCAACTTTGGTTTCTAAGCTATTAGGTTCTGACACCGGCGTTACCTATGAGCCAACTGCCGGAACTGGCGGGATGCTTATCTCAAATTGGTACAATCACCGGAATGCTATCAGTTTTATTGATTATAAACCAAATGACCATCTGATAGTGTGTGGTGAGCTGTCTGATAAAACAGTACCTTTTCTTCTATTCAATTTGGCTATAAGGGGAATATCCGGAATAGTATTTCATGGTGATACATTAAGAAACGATTATAAGGCAGCGTATATATTAACTAATAAATTCAATTCACCTTGTGACTTTTCAACAGTTACAAGGTGGAAATAACCTTCAAAACAAGATAGAAATGAGTGAATTATATATACCCATAGAACGCCCTACAAGGAATTTGGTAAATGGCAGGTTCCTGAAAGGTCACACCCCTCATAACAAGGGGAAGAAGTTGAAATTCCATTCAAGATGGAGTAAACGTAGATGCTTAAAGAATTTGGAAAAAGGACGTAGCATGCCTCACAAAACTGGTGGTGGTACTAACAAGAAGGCGGTTGTAGCAATTAAAGATGGAAAGTTAGTCGGTAGGTATGATTCGGTAATATCTGCCGGTGAAAAGCTGAATATCACTGCTTCTCACATCAGTGATGTCTGTCTAAAAAAGAAAGGGCATAAAACAGTGAGAGGTTATAAGATGTATTTTGAAAGTGACAATGATTGGTTGGCAGAAATAGACTATAAACAATGACAAGTCAGGATGTTATTAGAATCTTCGACCTCGAAGATATTAATGACCTTCCCAGTGCCATAATGGGCTTATTGGAAGGAAATTTAGAGCGAAGAGATGAGGTTTATTGTGAACTTATCCGGTTGAACGAAAATGACATGTCTTACGACTGGTTTCAGAAGTTATACGAGTTTGAATTGGCAGAGAGTAAGCAGAAAGGTCAGTTTTTCACTCCTAAATCTCTTGGTATTCTTTGTTCGGCATTAACCGGTCAGAGTGGGCATGTACATGAGCCGACAGCAGGAAATGGTTCTATGATAATTGCCGACTGGCAGCAGCGTCGTAACAAAGTTGCTCCGTGGGATTATTTTCCATCTCAGAATATGGTGACATGTTGGGACCTGTCTGCAAGGTCGATTCCCATCCTGCTTCTCAACTTGTCTATTCGTGGAATTATGGGATATGTTTATCATGGAGATGCGCTCACTATGGAAGTAAAGCAAAAGTATATCCTACTCAACCGGAAAGACGATCCGCTTGCTTTTTCAGAGATTATCAAAGCCAATATTAACGATGTAATAAAACAAAAATCATGAAACTGGATGATGTGTATAAGGAATGGATTCATGTAAAGGCAAGACAGGTGAAGCTCAGTTCATTGTCTACTTATCAATTGATATATCTAAGAAAGTTGGCTCCTGCGTTCGGAGATATGGAGATAGAACAGTTGAATAAGAAAATCATTGTTCCATTTTTAAATGACCTGATGGATACGGCAGGATTGTCCGTGAAATCTTGCAACGACATACTTATAGTTTTGAAGATGCTGATTCGATTTGCTGATGAAGATCTGGACCTTGAGGTACATAACATTACATGGAAGATGATATGGCCGAGCAAGAACAAGATAGCCGCTCAAAAACTGGAACGTTATTCTCCGGCTGAATATAAGAAGATAGTGGATTACGCTTTGGAGAACCCGTCTCCTCGGAATCTTGGGATTTTGCTGACGATATGTTCCGGTATGCGTGTAGGTGAGGTATGTGCCTTGCAATGGGAAGATATAGACCTTACAAACAAAACCATACATGTATGCAAGACTTTGCAACGTGTATATGTGCCGGATAATGAAGGGGTATTTGGCAAGGCAAGAACCCATATCGAGATTGGTACTCCCAAAACTTCAAACTCCGATAGATACATTCCCATTTTAAAGAATATTCTTCCTATGGTCAAGAAGTTTGCTGCCGTATGTAATCCCAATTACTATGTATGCACTTGCGATGAACACTATACGGAGCCACGGACGTTACGCAATTATTATAAGGAGTTTATACTTGAAAAGGTAAAACTGGACCATTGTATCAAGTATCATGGGCTTAGGCACACTTTCGCTACAACTCTTATTGAGAATAAAATTGATGTCAAAACTGTGTCGACCATCCTTGGGCATTCAGACGTGAGCACCACGTTAAACATATATGTGCACCCGTCCAATGAGGCCAAGACTGATGCTGTTAATTTAGGATTAAGGAGAATTTTTAAATAATTCAAATCAATAAAGAAATGAGTAAAAAGATAGATGTGGATAAAAAGAATGGAGAGCAGGCTTCGAACCTGCATCTCCACATAAAGTGTTGTTTTTTCCATTTAAACTATACTTCCATTCTCTACTCCACTCAAATTGGAGAATTACCAAATTGAGTTTAAAGCCTATTTTGTCTTTAACTATTGTCGGCTTTTTATTCTGAGATTTTCTGAAATTTTCTGAAATACGTTCTGATATAAGCCGACAAGCATTTGTCGGTGTTATTTTCATAATTGTATTTGTTAAAAAATTAAACAATAATTAAAGTGTAACAAGGATTCGAACCTTTAATACTAATGTATTCCATTTAGTTACATGGTGCAAATCTATAAATAAAAAATAATATATGAAAGCAATAACAATAAAACAACCGTGGGCTTTTTTGATAGTTCATGGTATCAAAGATATCGAGAACCGTACTTGGGCGTGTCCATGGAAATACATAGGGCATAGAGTGTTAATCCATGCAAGTGAAAAACCTGTAGAAATGAGAAATCCCAATAGTGTATTTACAAAAGCTCAATGGAATAGTCTGCCTATTGAGTTTCAACGAAAAATAATATGTGCAGAGGGCATTGTCAATTCTGCTATCATTGGAAGTGTAGAAATAATTGGATGCTCTATCAATCATCCTTCTAAATGGGCAGAGAAAACAGATGATAGTAAAGGCTATTATGAAAATCCTATTTATAACTGGGTACTAGCTAATCCTATATTATTTCCAGAGCCGATACCGGCTAAAGGGAAATTGTCATTTTGGGAGTATCCCAATATCAATTCAGAGGACGATATCTGCTTGTGTAATTTGGTCGTAAATGAAAGGAATCAAGTCGTTAGCTATGGAGAGTATGACCGATGTGTATACTGTGGTAGTAAATGGAGTAAATAACAATAGTACAGAATAATAGTAACATAATAGTTAGATATGAATTATACTGTCAATATCTTCTTCATTGTCAACATACATTTTGATGTATTTTCTTAATAAGGTTGGATTATTGACACATTCATCTGTTTTAATTATTTGGAGATTATTCAATCCATATAAAGATGTCAAATTCCAATTTGTCATTTCTTGTAGTGAACGTTTTATCTCAATTTCTGATTTTGCGTCTTTAGTGAATATTGTAATATTCTTCTTTTGAGGATTAGTGGATGAAGATTGTCTTTCAAAAAAGGCTTTAAAATATTGGCTGTCATTTATGCCTAATGAATGCCCAAATATTGTAATATCATCAGCATCCATTAAATCATATACCATAGCAGGAGGATTATATTGAGAATCAAATGATTTCTGTATGAAGTCATAGTTATGAACAATTTTCTCGTCTTTTGTTCCTAATATAATATTTCCATCTAAGATACATCCATGTACATAGTTTATTGTATCATTAAACTCCATTGCAAAACTGGAATTAGGAGCTACTTCACTAAAACTCGTGTAGTTAAAAGAATATATGACAATTTGATCATTTGATTTATTCCGCATAAAGGCTCTTGCGACAATTGCAGCTATAGAATTTTCGTTAATAGCTTCTTGCTGTACTTTTATGAGATATTGTATTAATCCATTTTTTATGAGTTGTAAGGCTTTTTGGTCTCGTTCAATAGGAGGATTTAATATATCTTCATGCGAGAAACTGATATAACAAGAAAAGCGTGGTAAGATTAATATTCCGTTTTTTAACAAATTATTGACAATATCCACATTAGATTTTATACATTCATAAAATTCTGTGACTGGTCCATTTGCCTGAATTTGTTCTAAAACGTTCCTTTCTTTATCGTTGTATAGGTCTATTATTTGCCCATTATTGTTTTTGATTCTTATATAATAATTGTATAACTCATTCTCCAAATCATACCATTTTACAGCATCTAAATTATCGTTCCATTTGTCATTTAGATGTTTGATTAAAGGAGATGGGTAGTCTTTGGGACAAAATTCAGATTGGCAAAAGTCCTTGTATGAAGTCTTTCTGCCTAAACAAAGGTCAAATCCGTTACCTATTATCAGAACTCTTTTTCTGTCTTTATTCATATTGCAAAGGTAAGGAAAGATTGTAATAATAAGAACTGAAATTTATATAATTGTTGAACCTTTGGTGTATTGTTTATTCGATACACCTTTATTTTTTTGTGATGATGAGAAAAATGATTGTAACCGGCAGTGAGGGATTTATTGGTAAAGCCCTTTGCCGAGAATTAGCAAAAAGAGGTGTTGAAGTCATAGGACTTGACCGAAAGTGTGGTACTGAAGCTACGGAAGTATGCGAGCTCCTGAAGAATGGGGGGATTGATTGTGTGTTCCATTTGGCGGCGCAAACCAGTGTGTTTAATGGAAACCTGGAACAAATCAGGAGGGATAACATTGATACCTTCATGCGAGTTGCTAATGCATGTAATCAATATCATGTAAAGTTAGTGTATGCCAGTTCGTCAACGGCTAATCCGGAGAATACTACAAGTCTTTATGGTATAAGTAAGTACTTCGACGAGCAGTACGCATCAATCTATTGTAAGGCTGCGACCGGGTGTCGGCTGCATAATGTATATGGACCTAATCCGCGAAAAAGAACTCTTCTCTGGTTCCTGATGGAAAAGGAAAACGTGTCATTATACAACTGTGGTCAGAATATCCGGTGCTTCACTTACATAGATGATGTCATTGAAGGGCTTATCTATTCGGTGGGTTGTAACCGGCAACTTATCAATATTTGTAACGTCCAACCTGTGACTACTATGTATTTTGCTTCTTTAGTAAAATACTACAAACCGCTTGAAATTGAGCTAATTAATGAAAAACGGGATTTTGACAATTTAGAGCAGTCGGTGAACCGGGATATCTATTTAGTACCTTTGTCTTACACATCTGTCGAGGACGGAGTAAAGAAGATCTTTGATGAAAGGAAAGGGAAAGATATGTCGTATTGACGACTGGGATAAGCCGGAAGCGGTGAAATGTAAGAGCTGGTCTCATCAGGAACGGTTATGTGATCTGAAAGAAAAGGTATCACTTCACAAAAAGGGTGATATCTATTACATCTCCCAATTCACCCGTTCCAAGACTGGTACCAGCTTTTCAGAAATTAAACAGTCGGAGGAACTTGCATCATTCTTTGCAGAGAGAGCGTGTGAGTTTCTCCACCGCTTCATAGTAGGGGGATATGAAGGATGGTGTATAGTCACCACACCGCGACGGAGACACAACGAGGGCTTTCATTTTTCAACCTCTATCTGTACGAAAATTGCGGGGGCGGTGAAAATACCATTCTATGAGAATGCAATCCAGTGCCTAACTAAAGATAGATTGAATCCGGAATTCTTTCTTCTTCGTCCGATAAAGGAAAAGAAAATAATAGTGTATGATGACATATTAACAACTGGCAGCACACTGCTTGCCACCTATGAGCTTTTAAAGGATAGAGAGCAGCTTCTTTTTCTCGTAGGAATAAATAACAATTGATATGGGAAAGCAAGAGAAACCATTAACATTCAAGCAAGAGAAATTCTGTAAATACTACGTTGATACAGAAGGTAATGCTAGTGAAGCATATAGGATGTCTTATGATGCGTCAAAGATGAAACCTGAAACGATTTGGAGTGCTGCTAGCAGATTGTTAGCCAATAGCAAGGTTAGTGCAAGGATAAGTGAGATTAAGCAACAGAGGGCGAAAGAGACTGAAGTAGAGAGGAAAACGGTCGAAAAGGTATTAATGGATATTGTACTCGCTGATCCCGATGATTTACATTATGTAGACCCTGTTACCGGGAAAACAAAGATGAGAAGTCCGTCCCAACTTCCAAAGCGTGCCCGTAATGCGTTGAAGAAGATTCAGAATAATAGAGGAGTGGTTAATTATGAGTTCAACGGCAAGACAGAAGCCGCCCGGATTCTTGGTGCCTGGAATGGATGGGAAGCCGATAAGAATGTCAACATCAAAGGTGGAGACGGAAATAAAGTCGGTGAACTTCGTATCGGATTTGAAGATAATGAGAATTCGGAAGAATAGAACAATTTGAACTGCAAAATCCGGGATTCATCCTACGGAGAAACCTTACTTTTAGAACAATATGGTTATAAATTATAAGAAGCTAAATCCTAACGGATTCTATCTATTGAAGTACTTGAATGATGAGACTATCCGTTTTATCATTCTCTATGGAGGTTCATCTTCCGGTAAGTCGTATAGTGTGGCACAAACAATACTGATACAGACATTACAGGATGGTGAGAACACTCTTGTCATGCGTAAGGTAGGAGCTTCTATTCTCAAAACCATTTATGAAGATTATAAGGTCGCTGCGATCGGTCTTGGCATCTCCCATTTGTTCAAATTTCAACAGAATACTATTAAATGTCTGGTAAATGGTGCGAAGATAGATTTCTCCGGTCTTGACGATCCGGAGAAGATAAAAGGTATCTCTAACTATAAGCGAGTTCAGTTAGAGGAATGGTCAGAGTTCGAGCATCCGGATTTCAAGCAGCTACGTAAGCGTTTGCGTGGTAAGAAAGGGCAGCAGATTATTTGTACCTTCAACCCGATTAGTGAAAGCCATTGGATAAAGAAAGAGTTTATTGATAAAGATAAATGGCATGATGTACCGATGACGGTTACCATTGCCGGCAAAGAGTTGCCGAAAGAACTTACCAAGGTCAAATCCGTAAAGAAGAATGCACCCAGGCAAATACTTAATCTTCGTACTAAGCAAATCGAGGAACAGGCACCTAATACAGTTATTATCCAATCTACCTATTTGAATAATTTTTGGGTGGTCGGTAGTCCTGACGGTGCGTATGGTTTCTATGATGAGCAATGTGTTGCCGACTTTGAGTATGATAGAGTTCACGATCCGGACTATTACAATGTGTACGCATTGGGAGAATGGGGTGTCATTCGTACCGGTAGTGAGTTCTTCGGTTCCTTCAATCGTGGCAAACATTCCGGTGAACATAAGTATGTTCCGGACTTACCTATTCATATCTCTGTCGATAACAACGTGCTTCCGTATATCAGTGTATCATATTGGCAGGTCGATTTCACAACTGGTACCAAGGTTTGGCAATTCCATGAAACGTGCGCTGAAAGCCCAAACAATACAGTAAAGAAAGCCTCCAAACTTGTTGCAAAGTATCTGAAATCTATCCAATATTCTGATAGGTTATATGTACATGGTGATGCATCAACGAAAGCGGCAAACAGCATTGACGATGAGAAGCGTTCCTGGATGGACTTATTCATAGATACATTGCAGAAAGAAGGATTCGAGATTGAAGATAAGGTAGGCAACAAGAATCCGAGTGTTGCCATGACCGGTGAGTTTGTTAATGCCATTTTTGATTGTACTGTTCCCGGTATAGAGATATACATTGACGAATCATGTTCGGTATCTATTGAGGACTACATGAGCGTACAGAAAGATGCTAACGGTGCCATTCTTAAAACTAAGGTCAAGAATAAAACTACCTTGCAGACTTATGAGGAGCACGGACACCTGTCTGATACGTTCCGATATGTCGTTGTGGATTTGTGTAGTGAGCAGTATATAGAGTTTAGTAACCGGCGAAAAAGAAACTTGTATGCTTGTAATGGCACTATTAATTTCTTCAATCCAGATACCGAATGTAAATACACTAAGAAGATTCTATATGTGATGCCGAATGTTAATGGGAAATTTGTCCTTATACAAGTGTTTAGATGTGGAAATAAATGGCATGTTGTTGATGTCGTATTTATGGAAACTACTTCAACAGAAGATATACGTTCTTCTATTTTGTCCCATGAATCTGATTCATGTGTAATTGAATGTACGGATGCTTATTTCCCTTTTATCCGGGAACTCCGTTCTAGTACAAACAAGGAGATTCGTGTAATGAAAGAGTTTCCGGATGTAGACAAGCGTATTGCTGCAACATCTGATTATGTGAAAAATAGTATTCTTTTTTCTGCATCAAAAGTAGAATCTGATACGGAATATGTTGCCTTCATGAATAACCTGATGGACTATAATAAAGATAGTGAAACAAAAGAGGCTAGTGCTGTTTTGAGTGGGCTAGTACAGTTCGTTGTAAAATTAGGTTTGAATTGAATTGTGTTATATGTGATTGAAAATAAGTGTGTTATATCGTTGGGGTTATGTTTTCGTAATTTCAAGATTTTAGTGTTTTGGAAAACGGTTTTCCTTTTTACTTAGTTTTGCTCAAAAAGGAACCCAATGAATATTTTTTTTGATAATCTATTTGGAAAGAAATCTAAGACTAAAGGTGAAGTTGAAATAGTTACTTCATCTGAAAATAAGGATATAGATACTCAAAGTGGCAAGGCTGAAAAATGGTCAGTTGCATACATTGAGGACCTTACTAGTCCTATTGTAGCGGGCAGTAACTATCTAACGCTATTCAGTACGATACCTGAAGTCTTTTTCCCGATCGATTATATTGCATCGCGAATTGCAGGTGCTAATTTTCAATTGAAGAAAACTAAGGATGACAGTATAGTATGGGCGAATAAACGAATGAATGGCATACTTAGTCGTCCTAATTGTTTGATGCGTTGGAAAGAATTGATTTATCAGCACCATATTTATAAATTGTGTACAGGGAATAGCTTTATTCGTGCCGCTATGCCTGATGTCTTTTCTACAGCTGAAAAATGGAGATATTGCGATAATTATTGGGTGCTACCTTCTGATAAGACTATTGTAGAACCTGTTTACGGGAATATGCCATTGTTTGGCATTGCCCAAACAGAAGATATTATTCGTAGCTATCGTTTGGAGTATGGTTGGAATGGTAGTTTGGAAATTCCTCCATACCAAATATGGCATGATAGAGACGGAAGTGCAGAGTTCTATTCAGGGGCTATGTTCTTGAAGTCCAAAAGTCGTCTTGCTTCCCAAAATAAGCCAATGTCAAATCTAATAGCTGTATATGAAGCTAGAAATGTGATTTATGTAAAGCGGGGTGGATTGGGCTTTATTGTAAGTAAGAAAACTGATGCTACCGGTTCAATAGCGTTGACTGACGATGAAAAGGAACAGCTTTTGAAGCAAAATTTTGAGAAGTATGGTGTAAGGAAGGGCCAGGTACCTTATGGTATTTCAGATGCAGACATTGACTTTGTTCGTACTAATCTTTCTATTGCAGAGTTACAGCCGTTTGAAGAGACTTTGGCTGATGCAATAAATATTGCAGGGGCATACGGCATCCCTGCCGTTCTTGTTCCGCGAAAAGACCAGTCCACATTTAGCAATCAGGCTACTGCTGAAAAGAGCGTATATTGTTCAACTGTTATTCCTATGGCCAAACAATTCTGCAAGGATTTTACAGCTTTCCTTGGTCTTGAAGGAGGTGGATATTATTTGGATTGTGATTTCTCTGATGTTGATTGTTTGCAGGAAGGATTGAAAGAATCCGAGGACGTAAAGACAAATATAAATAAACGTTGTCGTGAACAATTCTCATGTGGGCTTATAACACTCAATGACTGGCGTGCCCAAATAGGCGAAAGTATGATAGAAAATCCCTTGTTTGACAAATTGAAATTTGATATGTCAGATGAGGAACTGGATAAAGTAAATCGAGTTTTTAACACTAAAAGTGGAGATGAAAAAGATGGAAGAGAAAATCAAAAGCCTTCAGTACAAGACAAAGGCAAATGATGTTGATGAGAAGGGTATCGTTACCGTTGCGGTGAACGGTATCGGTGTGAAGGACTCACAAAATGACATATCTATGCCCGGCTCATTCAATAAGACATTGAAAGAAAATATTGGTCGGATGCGTTGGTTCCTGAATCATCGTACAGACCAGTTGTTAGGTGTTCCGTTGAATGGTAAGGAAACAGAAGGTAATTTGGTTATGGTCGGTCAGTTAAATCTTGAAAAACAGATTGGCCGTGATACGTTAGCTGATTATAAGCTGTTTGCAGAGAATGGAAGAACCCTAGAACACTCTATCGGAGTAAAAGCCATCAAAAGGGATTCTATCGATCCTTGTAAGGTGCTTGAATGGCGTATGATGGAATATTCAACATTGACAAGTTGGGGGAGTAATCCACAGACGTTCCTTGTGAATATCAAGTCTGCTACTGCTGACCAGGTAAAGGAAGCTGTTGATTTCGTCCGGAAAGCGTTCTTGCAGCATGGATATAGTGATGAACGTTTAAAAGGATACGATATGGAATTAAGTTTATTACTGAAGAGCCTCAACGGTGGTGCCGTTGTCTCATGTCCTCATTGTGGTTATCAATTTGATTATGATGCAGAAACAGAGCATACCTTTGCCCAACAGGTATTAGATTATGCTGCTGATTATCAGAGATGGATAACACAGGACATTGTAAGGGAAGAAATGGAGAAGCTCACTCCGGAGATTAGAACCCAAGTAATTTCTCTTATTGATTCTGTCAAATCAGAAAAGAAAGAATTTACTCAAAAGGGTCTACAAGACCTTATGAATTATGTAAGATGTCCCCACTGTTGGGGAAAAGTATATCGTTCGAATGCTATTCTGCAAAACACTTCTGAAAATACCACCGGAAAAAATGAGCCGTCTGTTGACACTCAAGAAAAGAATGACGGGGAAAATGGGAACGATGAAGTAACGATTAAAGCCGCTGATAATGGCACTTTACTCGATTTCAAGAGTTTGAATAGCTGTTTCGAGAATAAATAACTTAAAATTTAAATTTTATGCCTAAAAAATTTACAGTATCAGATTTTAATCTGAAAACAGACGGTCTGCCGGCAGAACAGAAAACTTTCATGGAAAACATTGTCGGCATGATGTGTGAAGTAGTTAACAAGTCACTTGAAGGATTTGCCTCACCGGAGGAGGTAACGAAACAGTTTGGTGACATCAATAATCTATTGAAAGCCTATGATGGAGAAAAGTTCCAGCAATTGGTAAAGGACAACGAGCAACTTGTAGAACAAGTTAAAACTCTAGGTGAAAGTATCGAGAAAATGAAGCAGAAAGGTCTTTCTATGGATACTATCAACAAGTTCGATGAGAAGTTGAACGAGATGCTTGATTCTGAAAAATTCAGAGATTTCGCAGAAGGAAAAACACGCAAATCAGGAGAATTTGACGGCTTCTCCTTGAAAGATGTCGTTTCCATGACTGACAATTACACCGGTGATTTGTTGATTACTCAACAACAGAAACGTGTTGTGACTCAGGTTGCCAACAAAAAGTTGCATATGCGTGATGTATTAACGACGTTGACAGCTGATCCTGCATACCCTCAACTTGCCTATGCACAAGTATATGCTTTCAACCGCAATGCCCGTTTTGTAACAGAGAATGGGCGTTTGCCTGAATCAAGCATCAAGGTAAAAGAGATACAGACAGGAACTAAGCGCCTTGGTACTCATATCCGTATCTCAAAACGTATGTTGAAATCAAGAGTGTACATTCGTTCCTACATCTTGAACATGCTTCCTGAAGCTGTTTGGATGGCAGAAGACTGGAACATCTTGTTTGGTGACGGTAATGGTGAGAATTTGCTTGGTATTATTAATAATACTGGGGTGACTTCTGTAGAGAAGATTATCAGTACAGCCATTGTTACAGGTGCCGCCGGTGCTGTAAAAGCTATTACCGGATATAACGGTGATAAGGATGTGATTGTAGAGTTTGCAGAACCACAGGATTTGATTCTTGATGGAATGAGTATCACGTTCGCTGGTGCCGCTGTTCTTACAGAACTGAACAAAACACACGCTCTTGTGAAAATGGAAGATGGGCGTATCCTTATTCCTGGTGTCGCGTTCTCTGGTGCTGAAACTGCTACGGATAAGATGACATTCAGTGTTCATGAAGCCGGCTTTAAGAATATTGAGGAACCCAACTCTGAAGATGTAGTGAAAACTGCTTTCGCCGCAATGACATATGCCCAGTATTTTCCGAATGCTATTATTCTTAATCCAATGACTGTTAACGGTATGGAATCAGAGAAAGATACGACAGGACGTAATCTTGGTATCGTTAAAATGGTTGATGGGGTGAAATATATTGCCGGTCGCCCGATTATCGAGTATGGTGGTATTCTTCCTAGTAAGTATCTTTTGGGTGACTTCAACCAAGCCGCAAATTTGGTTGATTATACCACTTTGACACTTGAATGGGCTGAAGATGTGGAGACCAAGCTTTGCAATGAGGTTGTGCTGATGGCACAAGAAGAAGTTATCTTCCCGATTTATATGCCGTGGGCTTTCGCTTATGGGGATTTGGCCGCATTGAAGACTGCAATAACTAAAGCGTAGGATTATGGATTACATACTTAGAGGTAACGATAAGGATGTAACCAATGTGCTTAAAGAGCAACGCATTCGGATTAATAGAGGGATGATTCAACTCATCCCTATTTCCGAATGTGGTCTTGTTACAGAAGAAGATGCCCGAAAGACATTGGAATGTATGCTTGCAGAGAAAAATGAAGAGATTGGCAGGCTTACTGCATCCATTGCAGAGAAAGATAAGACAATTGTTGAACTGACAGAAGAGCGTGAAACAATGAAAGCTCGCATTGCAGAACTTGAAGTACAGGTGCCTTCTGATGAAAAGAATCTTCCGGTTGCCGATTCAAAAGATTTGCAAGAGGAAGATGCCAAGGAGGTAACTGTTACAGATGATAAAGCCGTTTCCGTGGAAGATGAAAAGAAAACCGGGAAAGGCAAGACTTCTAAATAACTATCGCTATGTTGATTGATGTTTCATATTTTATGTCAGGTCCCAGGCATATTGAGAATGTTTCGGTCGCTGAAATGCCTTCGCCCCAATCTCTTGCTGTGAATGAGGTGATAAATGGGTATATTAAGGCATTTCAGCCCGAATTTCTCCGGAATGTTGTTGGTTTGACTCTTTCCCAAGCTATCACAGATTACTTGGAGCTTATTGAACGGGAAAAGGAAGATTCTTCAGATGAAGTTGATATTTCAGAAGAGAAGGAAGAATCCCAGTCCGGATATGCAGTATTGTGCGAGAAGCTGTGTGAACCGTTCGCTGACTATGTATTATATCATATTCTTCGTGATGCAAACACCCAAGCTACAATAACCGGGCTTGTCCGTTTGAAATGCGCTAATGAATATGTAGCTCCTTTGAAGAGACAAGTAAGCACATGGAATAGCATGGTAGAGAAGAATAAACAGTTTGTTGAATGGGCTATGTCAAATGATTGTCCTTTCGATGTGAAAATAACCAAGAATCTTTTGACCCCAATTAATGCTTTCAATTTATGATAGATTTAGATATAACAGAACTGTTTGAGGAGATTGTAAAGGAACTTCCAGAAGGGCTTGAAATCCTCTATCCAAATGGGAAAGGGGGAACTAAAGTTGTGAAGTCCCCAAGGTTGAATTACATCTTCGGTAGCAGTCAATATATCAAAGATATTTTAGATGAATACAGTAAGTCTTCTGCCCAGTCTGAAAGGAAGTTTCCATTGGTTGCACTATTTACTCCAATTAGTGAGGATAGAGGTGACGCGGATTATTTTTCAAAAGCAAAGGTTTCGTTAATTATAGCTTGCTCTTCTTGTAAAGAGTGGAGCAATGAGATGCGCAGAACCACATCTTTTAAAAATATCCTTCGGCCAATCTATAAACGTTTATTGGAAGTATTATATGAAGATTCCCGGTTCGACTGCGACTATGACGAAAAAGTGAAACATAGTTATTCAGAAAACTATTCATATGGCAGATACGGAGCCTATACAGATTCCGGTGAGGCTGTGAGCGAGCCGATTGATGCCATAAATATACGCTCGATGGAAATAAAAATTAATAATCTTAATTGTAGAAGAAAATGAGAAAGATTAGAACGTGTAAGGGTTCCCGGATGAACACTGGTAGTTCTGCTTGTAGTATTGACTGGAAAAAAGTCAAAGGTGCTATCTTGGCGGAACATGGTGTCAAACTCCCTGCTGATATAACAGGTGAGAAATTGCTCGAATTGTGCCATGCAGACCGTCCCGGGCGTATTTACCCTATTTTTCCATTCCTGGAGTATGCCAAGAATGGTGGAGAGCCCCAAGTTAATGCTGTAGGGTACGGTGCAAGTGAATACAACGGGCTAAGCGCTCAAACAGACACCTTCACTTTGAAGAAATTTGATGAGGTTTTGAATGCCCAGCTTCTGAAATGTGCCAATAAAGGATGGGACGTTTACTTTTGGAATCAGGATAATATGTTGATCGGTTATAATGATGACACTGATATCCTTGCCGGTATTCCGATGTCTACTGTTTATCCGACCGTGACACAGTACCCGACCAGTAGTGCTAAGTCTGCGATGACTGTTAGTTTTTCACATGAAGATGTGGAAGACAGCCAATTGCACTTTGACTACGTGCAGTTAGACTTCAATCCCAAGAATTTCGTTAAAGGCTTGGTTGATGTTGTGTTTCAAAAGTTGGAGGCCGAAAATACTTACAAAATAGTTGAAGTTGTTGGTGGTTATGACCGTACAGAAGAATTTGGCAGTCTTATTGCTGATGGTGCTGCTGAAGTTATGAATAACGTAACTTCTGCTACGTATTCGGATGGTATCATTACCATTGTTCCTAAAGCTGGGGCGGTTCCTTCGTTGAAAGCTCCTTCTGTATTGTATGAAAAAGGAATCAGAGGTATTGAGCAGGTGTCATGAAGGTAGATAATGTTACGTTCGTCGAGGTTGCTGTGAAGGGCATGACGAAGGAAGAGTTTATTAATGCGCACATTAAAGTCGTGTGGCAGGAACTGAAGGAAGCTGACCGCAAGAAGAAGCTCTCGGAAGTGTACGATGCGATAACTAAGTAACCGACGGGCTGGGGTGTGATTACAGCCCGGCCCGTTATATTTTTACTGTATGGCAGATTTTGATGAATTACATAGAGTTATTCATTCCATTGCATCCGGGTTTGAAGAGGAATGTATTAGGTGTATGGAAGAACATAAGAATGTGCTCGTTGATTGCATTCAGGAGCAATTATATTCCGGTCTGGACGGTACTGAACATCTATTGAATCCTGATTATGATACTGACACCTATTTTAACGAGCCCGGTCCCTGGCAGAACCGTGCGGAACAATATAAACGATGGAAGGAGAGGATAACTCCACCTCTTAGAAGTGAGATGCTTTATTTGCCACCGCGTCCGGTTGAGGTACCTAACCTCTTTATTACTGGTACTTTCTATGATAGCATAACTGCCGATAGAATTGATTCCGGGCTTCGATTCTCAACGAAAGGATTTACGGACGGTAGTTCTATTGAGAAGAAATACGGTGAGCAGATTTTAGGCATTGGTGATACAGCTAAAGAGTACTTTAATATTATGTATCTCCGTCCCTGGATGGAACGTTTCTTTTCAGAATGTGGATATCGGTAGAAAATGGCTTGTAGTTGCGAAATAAAAAAGATGCAGAGTGAACTGGAACGTATCAGTGATCTTGCAAAGAAAGCAGCTGTCTTGGATGGTTGCATGTATGTCGTTTATCAGAAAGAAGATGGTACCTATGCTTTTGATAAACTAGGAGTTGAGATAAAAGGAAAGATTGTTGAATATAGACATTACCTGTAATTATGGCAGATTTAAAATTAAAAGATTTCGTTGATGAGAACGATTTGCAGAAATTGGTGGAGCTTGATAATACTATTGAGCGTGTGAGGGCTGATTATGTTAATGCGGCCAAAGAATTAGCAAAAGGTTTGAAACTAAATGTAGAAGGCGTTGCTGATCTTGAAAAGTTGAGTAATCTTTATAATACCCAAGCAAAAACGGCTGGCTCTGCATCTGCTGAATTAACCGAGGCTCTTAGAAAACAGTCTGAAATAACTCAAACTGTCAGTAAGAAGATAGAGGAAAAGCTAAATGTAGAGAAATTATCTGCTGCTGAATTGAAGAAACTAACCAAGGCAAACTCGGATAATGCTGCGTCCTTGGAAAAGGCTGTTAAAGCGGAAGCTAACTTGACAAAAGCGCAGAATGCCGGTAATACTACTCGTAAGAAAGCTGTTTTATCTGAAGAAGAACGTTTAAAACTTATCAGAACTGCTATTACCTTGACTAATCAGGAAGTACATAGCCGTTCACAAGCAAAGGAAATGAATAAGCAGCTACAAAAGGCTGTTGATGTTTTGAAAGATACGGATGAAAACTATATTCGTACACTTGCCCGTCTTAATTCTACTATTGGAATCAACACTGATTACATAAAGCGAAATTCCGATCGATATAGTCAACAGAAAATGACCATTGGTGCATATCGGGAAGAAGTAAAGGCGGCATGGATTGAAATACAGAACGGTAATAAGTCCATGCAGAACATGGGAATTATTGCCCGGAATGCTGGAATGATGCTTAAAACGGAGATGGCTCCTGGGCTAAACAAAGTTGGTGCAGGATTGAAAGGGTGGGCTGCTGGATATATTGGTGCACAAGCTGTTGTTAGTGGAGTTGTTGCTTTATTTACAAAACTGCGTGAAGGAGTAGGTGATATTGTTAAATTTGAATTAGCTAATAGTAGGCTTGCTGCAATATTAGGAACCACTTCTGATAAAGTGAAGGAGTTAACTGCGGATGCTCAACGTTTGGGTGCTACAACGAAATACACTGCATCCGAAGCTACGGATTTGCAAATAGAACTTGCTAAACTAGGTTTTACTCGAAAAGAAATATTAGATGCAACAGAGCACATTCTAAAATTTGCACAAGCTACCGGGGCAGAATTAGCAGATGCGGCTTCATTGGCAGGTGCTTCTCTTCGTATGTTTAATGCTGATACAAGAGAAACTGAAAGATATGTGTCTGCGATGGCTGTCGCAACAACCAAAAGCGCATTGTCGTTTTCATATCTCGCTACTGCATTACCAATTGTTGGACCGGTTGCAAAAGCCTTTAATTTCAGTATTGAAGATACTTTGGCTTTGTTGGGTAAATTATCGGATGCCGGCTTTGATGCTTCAATGGCTGCTACTGCTACCCGTAATGTTTTTCTAAATTTAGCTGATAGTAATGGAAAGCTGGCAAAGGCGTTAGGTAAGCCCGTTAAAACATTGCCTGAGTTAGTTGAAGGATTGAAATCGCTAAAAGAAAAAGGGGTAGACTTGAATACTACTCTTGAATTAACTGATAAGCGTAGTGTTGCCGCTTTTAATGCCTTTCTCACCGCTGTTGATAAAATATTACCACTTAGAGAACAGATTACTGGTGTAGAACGTGAATTGGGCGATATGGCTCACACGATGGGAGATAATGTTCATGGAGCTCTTGCTAACTTATCTTCAGCATGGGAAGCGTTTATGCTTTCTTTCTCCGAGTCAACGGGACCTGCTAAGGAGTTTCTTAATTGGATGGCTGATAAAATAAGAGGTATCGCCAATGATTTGAAATCTCCTGAAGAAAAAATAGAAAAGATAGATTATAATTTTAGAACACTTGCAAAAAAAGATGCGAACAAAAAGTTATTGGAAGTAGAAAAAGATTTTCAGGCAGAATATAAGAGGCTTATTGATGCTGGTGATACAGAGGAACAAGCATACACAAAAGCTGTTATTCAAATGAAAAATAAACGTATTGAAGTAACGGCCCAAGAGAGAGAAGCTTTAAAACGGATGAAAACTCGTGCTCAATATGCAACATCAGAGTTTGAAGATATGTCTTGGATAAAGAATGGTGCTGCTAAAATGTTTGGCTATTACACATCGGAAGCAGAAAAAGCGGATAAGGCTCAGTTGGAATTTTCTAAAAACTTATTTAAAATAGCATCTAGCGATGAGTTTAATCGTGGACTTGATGTGATTGCAGAAAAGTTCCGTCCAAAGGGTAACGACAAAAATGGTTCAGGTATAACAGTCCTTACTGATAAAGAAAAACGTGAACAGGAAAAAGCTCTCAAAGAGAAGCTGAAAATTCATGAAATTTATCAGGAGTCAGAACTAGCTCTTATGGATGAGGGACTGGAGAAAGAACTTGCTAAAATTGGTGTTGCTTACTCGAAGAAGATTGCTGCCGTCAAGGGTAATAGCAAAGAGGAAATTGCTACACGTCAGAATTTAGCTAAGGAAATGCAGGAAAGGCTAGATGAGTTTACTATTAAGTATAATTCTGATCGTGAGAAGAAGGATGTTGAGAACGCTCTTGCTGTTGTAAAAAAGGGGTCCCAGGAAGAACTTGATTTGAAATTGCACCAGTTGGAGTTGCAACGTGAAGCAGAAATTGATGCAGCAGAGAAAACAGGTGAAGATGTTTTTCTCATTGACGACAAATATGCAAAAAAGAAACAAGAACTTTACGAAAGACATGCATCCGATCAGGTGCAATTAATAGCAGAGAATGCAGCGCATGAGCAGGAAATCCGGGATGCTGCATATGTTATGGATACGCTTGCTCTTAAAAAACAGTTAGCTTCTAAGGAAATAACCCAGCAAGAGTATGCAGAACTTGAGTATCAGTTAAAATTAGATTATGTACGTAAAACAACCGAAGCTGCAATTGATGCGTTGGAGTTGGAACTTCGAAACGAAAATTTGAGTGCAGAGGATAGGGCTAAGATCGCAGAGCAGTTACAGAAATTGAAAGCGGACCTTTCCCAGCAAGAAGCAGAAACGGAAATAGATGCTATCAATAAAGTTACTAAAGCGGATGAGAAAGCACAGAAAGAACGTCAGAGGAATCTGAAAAAATGGCTTCAAACTGCATCTCAAGCAGTGGGTGCTATTGGTGATCTAGTCTCTACTATTTATGATGGTCAGATTCAGAAAATAGAAGAAGAGCAGGAAGCTAATGATGAGAAATATGATAAGGATGTAGAACGAATACAGAATCTAGCTGATTCGGGAGCAATCTCCGAAGAAGAAGCAGAAGCTCGTAAGCGTGCGGCCAAGGAAAGAACTGAAGCTAAGAATGCTGAACTTGAAAAACAAAAACAAGAAATGGCACGTAAACAAGCCATTTGGGAAAAGGCGACTAGTGTCGCTCAAGCTGGAATAGCCACTGCACTGGCAATAACTGAAGCTTT